GATAGTGAGATTGCAGAACTAAAGGCTGCAACAGAAGAGTTTAAAACTTTTCAAAAGGAATCCTTTGAACGTAAACAAAAGCAACTCCAAGATGAACTATTAAGTTTAAAAGACCAACGTAAAGAAGCTATCCGTGAAGGTGATGCTGACTTGGTTGTTGAGTTAGAAGACCGTATTGAAGATTTAAAAGAAGAGAAGTCTAAGAAAGTAGAACCAGTAGTTCCTCAAGTACCACTACGGACAGAAGAGCAGTTTGACCCTTCTCTGGCTGATTGGTTAGGAGAGAACAAATGGTTTGGTGGTGAGGTTGAGGCAACTGAGATTGCTAATGCCCTTGGTTCAGCAGTACGAAAACAATTCCCTGAACTAACAGGAAAAGCTTTCTTAGATAAACTTGATGAGAAATTGAAACAAAGAATACCAGAGTTATATGAAAATCCCAATCAATCACGTAATAGTGTAGATAGTTCTACCACAAGAGGTAGCTCATCAATTAAGAAGCAAAGCTATGATAATCTTCCAGCAGATGCGAAAGCAGCATGTGATAAGTTTATTAAGCAAGGGCTTTTTAAAACAAAACAAGAATACGTTGATTCATACGATTGGTCTTAAGGAGATAAGCATGGCACAAGCATTAACATTAGAACAGAAAAAAGAGAAAGCATTAGCAGTAAGGTCTACAGCTGACCGTCTTGGTACAGGTACTGAGCGTAAGCGGAATGTCTTTAATGGTACAGAAGGTAAACTAACTATTGAACATCAAATAGAAGGTTACCACTTACATATATTTAATGACAGTCCTGGTCGTATTGCAAGTGCACAATCTGGTGGTTATGAATTTGTTAGCCCTGACGAGGTTGGTGGTACGCGTGAGAACGTTGTTTCTCGTAACACTGATGTCGGAGATAAGGTTAGATTTTTAGTTGGACGTAGTGAAGATGGTAAAGAACCTCAGTATGCCTACTTGATGAAAGTTAAACAAGAGTGGTATGAGGAAGACCAACAAGCTGTTCAAGCTAAAGTAAATGCTACAGATGATGCAATCCGTAATGGTAAGGCTTCTTCAGAATCTACTGAAGGTTTCTATACCCCTAAGGGTGGCATTAAAATGAATCAATCAAACAAATTTTAAGGAGTAATATATGGCGAATATCAATCGTCCTAAGGGCCTGAGCCCTGTTCAAAACTCAGATGGTAGTGCATGGACCCAAGGTGCTACACTATACTCAATCCCAACAGATGCTTCAAACACATATGCAATTGGTGACATCGTAATGGCAGCTGCTGGTTCAGATGCTAATGGTGTTCCTAACATCATTAAATGGACAGGTGTAGTTGGTGTATCTACTTTACCATTAGGTGTTATTGTAGGTATCCGTGTAGCGGATGCTGGTACTTCATTAGTAGGTAACTCTCTATCATTAGAAAAAACTTACTTACCTTTATCAGCAGGTCAACACTACGCTTTTGTAGTTACAGACCCTACTACTGTATTTGAAATCCAAGGTGACTCTACTGTATGGGCTGCTGCTAATGCAAACCAAAACGTAAACGTTACTGTAACTGCTAACCAAACAACTCTAGGTAATGGTGCTCCATACTCATCTACTGTTGCTACTGGTCCAGCTACAACGCTTTCATTGCCATTGCAAGTTGCTGGTATCATCCAACGTCCAGATAATGGATTTGGTGCTTACGCTGCATTGTTAGTACGTTTCAATGTACATAACTTTGTTGGTGCTGCAACAGGCCGTACTGGCGTTTAATAGATAATAATAGGAGAATTATATGGCAGGTTTAATTAGTACCGCAAGTCATCCGAAGGCCCTCTGGCCTGGTATCAAACAATGGTGGGGTCAGGTTTATGACGAACATGCAGTAGAGTATACTGACTTATTCGATTCAGAAACATCTGGTCAAAACTATGAAGAAGATGTACAACTTACAGGCTTCGGTCTAGCTTCTGTTAAACCAGAAGGTCAAGGTGTACAATACGATTCAGAAGTACAAGGCTTCACTACTCGCTACACACACGTTGCTTACTCTACTGGTTACATCGTAACTAAAGAAGAACTAGATGACAACTTGTATGAAGCTGTTAGTCGTCGTCGTGCTGCTGCATTGGCTATGTCTTTCCGTCAAACTAAAGAGAACGTTGCTGCTAACGTATACAACCGTGCATTCAACGGTTCATACACAGGTGGTGATAATACATCTTTAGCTAACGTAGCTCACCCTAACACATCAGGTGGTACATGGGCTAACCGTCCAACAGTTGATGTTGACTTGTCTGAGAGTGCTTTAGAAGATGCGGTCATTGCAATTATGGGTCTTCAAAATGACCGTGGTTTGTTGATTAACATCATGCCACACACTTTGATTATTGCCCGTCAAGAGTTAATGAATGCTCAACGTATTCTTAAATCTTCATACCAAACAGGTAATGCTAATAATGATATTAACGTAATCAAATCTGGTAACTATATTCCAGGTGGTTTCAAAGTTAATCATTACTTAACTTCACCTCACGCTTGGTTTATCCGTAATACTATTCCTGGTAAAACAGGTATGAAGTATTATGAGCGTACTGGTATTACTTTTGACCAAGACAATGACTTTGATACAATGAACATGAAGGCTAAAGGCTACGAACGTTATTCATTCGGTTGGTCTGACCCTCGTGCTATTTGGGGTGTTAATGGTCCTTAGTAAAGGTATTTAGAAATACCTCTTGACATTAGTCGAGAATTAGTGTAGTATATATTGAATGAGCTTTAGGTGTAAAATACTTATGTAAGTCTCACTCTTTATTAAAGGAAATATATGTCATACGAACGTGAGAAAGAAAAGGGCAAACGCCCAGAACCAAACTCTAAATAAAGATTTACTCCAATGACGACCTAATGGGTCGTTGTTTAATACAACGTCAAAGGATATTAATATGTCAGCTCCAAGTCGCTTCTTAAGCGGTGTTGCCACCGTTCCAGCTTCAACTCCATTGGGTAACTACCCATTCCCAGACCCATTCCACACATCAGGTAATCCTAGTTTAGATGTCATAACTTATGCAAATGATTTTTTAGATTTAGGTAATGCTGCCTCTCGTACAATTACGGGTGCATCATCAACCTTTGCTCTTGTAGATGGTGTAGGTGGTATTGGTACCCTTACTCCAGGTGGTACAACTACTGCCTCTAGTATCTACCGTACAGCAGCTGCCTTTCAGTTTATTGCTGGTAATAAATTCTGGTTTGTACAACGTGTTAAATACAGTGCTGTAGGTACTGGTATCACTGGTTACTTCGGTGTGATTAAAACAGGTGCTGCAACTACTGATAGCTTACTATTTAAACTAGCTGCTACAGGTGTAGTTAGTTTTGTATCAACAGTTAATAACGTAGCTACAACTTTATTAACAACTGTCTTAACAGCAACTTCAGGTGGCTGGATTGACGTTGGTTTCTATTTTGATGGTACAGACATTCTTGTCTATAACGCAGATGTAGTTGTTGGTCGTGTCTCAGGTGCCTCTGTTGGTGCTGCTTCTACTACTTTAACTAATGCACTTCTAACTCCAATTACTCAAATCACTCCTGCTGCAACTGAGACTGTCTCTTTAGACTATGCTCTTATTGCTCAAGAAACTGTACGCTAGGATAAACAATGGCTAACTCAACCACTATTCAAATACTTGAGGATGGTGCAGCTCATACAGTAATTAAACTTGAAGGGGTGTTAGACACCTCTGATGTTTCTTCTACTGTAGTTGTTGACCCAGCTGCTCAGTCATCTGTTGACCCTACGGGGTCTAACTACCTTAAAGCTACTAAATATAAACTAGATAAGATTATTCATAACATTGAAGATGGCTTGTCAGTCAACTTGTTTTGGGATGCTACAACTCCAGTTCGTATTGAAGAACTAACAGGTCGTGCTAAAGTAGACTACCGTGACTTTGGTGGCTTACAAAACAATGCTGGTGCTACAGGCTTTACAGGTAAGGTTACATACACGACTGAAGGTTGGTCTGGTATTAAATCTTTCTCTGTTATCTTGTATCTAACTAAACAATGGTAAGTATTCAATCTCAAGCTAAAGAGGTACAACTATCTGCTATTATTACTCGTGCTAATGGCACGGTAGAGGAGTTGGGTACTATTGCCTATTGGAATAAGAATATATTTAAAACGCTATTATGGAGAATTAAACAATGGCTACGCTAATCGTTACAACTGGTAAAGCAATAGTTACCAATAGAATTAAAGGGGCTGGTACAGAGCCTTTGAACGTTGCATGGGGTACAGGTGTTGGTACTACAGCAGCTGCTGATACAACACTATTTACTGAAACTGGTAGTCGTGTTGCAGGTACATCAACTCAACAAACAACTACAACTGCTTCTGATACCTATCAAGTGGTCGGTACTCAAACTGCTGGTGGTGTCTTAACAATCACTAATGCTGGTTTGTTTGATGCCTCTACTTCTGGTAACCTTTTTGTTAAAGGTGACTTCACAGGTATTGTATTAGCTTCAGGTGACTCAATTCAGTTTACATTCAAGACTCAATTCAGTTAATAAGAAATGGCTTTAAATGGGTCAGCATTAAATGTTGAAGCAGTCAATGGTAATGGTTCTGTAAACTTCTTACAAAACCTTATCATTGCTTCGACTGTAACCTTTAGTTTTCTTAAGGGTGTTAGTTTAATTAAAAGTTTAACAAGTGCTATTACTCAGTCGTTAGTTGTATCTAAAGTTAAGAATGTATTATTGTCTATAAGTTCTACTGTATCAGTTACAACATTAAGAGTTATAGGGAAGCTTGTGAGCTACCTACAAGGCTCTAGTAATATCTTGTCAATGATAACCTCTAGGTTTAGAACTTTAAATGTCTCTAGTACAGTTATAGAGACAGTTATAAAACTACTTCCTAAGACTTATTCAGTTGTTAGTAGTGTCACTCAAAGTATTTTTAAGAATGTTGGTAAAAGTCTAATAGCTTCTTTAACTTCTACAGCCTCTTTTGTTAAAAGTGTTTTTAAGAATATAGTATCAACTATAGAAAACATAACAGAAGTTATACTAGAGCAAGCAACTCACTTCTTAATATTATTAGCTTCAGCTACTGTTACTGAAACGTTAAGTAGGGTTGTGGGTAAGCTATTAGTTGTGTCTAGTGGTGTTACAGGACAAGTAGTTAAACAAGTAGGAAAGAATGTTGTTGCAGTTGTTACTACCACAGCAAACATTATTAAAGCAATAGGTAAAAGTTTAGCTTTAGTAGTTACGGAGAGTGCTAGTTTAGTTAGTATGAAAATACTTAAATTAGTATTACTAACCTACTCTACTATTACACTATCTATTACTAAGTATATAAGTAAGTTTTTAAGTATTAATAGTAGTATTAGTTTTACTATAGTTAGAAATATTTTAATTACTAAAACTATTATAACAACTATTATACCACAAATAATAAAAAGTGCAATAAGTTTTTATAAATATAATAACCAAAGACTTATGTATGCTGCTACTAAGGTGTTGTCCGTAGTGTCTACTAAAATTAGAACCATCTTTGCTAATAAGGATTTAAACCTATGAGTTCTTTCTCATACAAACTAACTACAGAGAATGAGCAGTTTACATTTGACTTCTCTAATGTAATAGCAAGTGGTGAAACTATATCTAGTGCTACTATGGTAGTTGAAGTAGTAGAAGGTACTGACCCAAGTCCATCCTCTATCTTAGTAGGTACTCCAGTAATTAATGGCTCTAGAGTGGCACAGCGTATCTCTGGTGGCCTAGACCAAGTTACTTATAGGTTAGAGCTTTCAGCTACAACATCACTTACTAATGTTTATACTTTAGTGGGTGACCTTCCTGTACTGGCTCCGATTAGTTTATAATGGGTTACTTCTCAAGATGGGATAGAGG